TTCCATCAGAATATGCTGCATAAATTTTTGCTTGGTCTAAAGTAAAACCTGTTCCTGACGCAGTTTTAATTGTAAGGTTTGCAGGATTAGTTAAACCTGTTGCATCAAAAATATAAAATTTTTCTATTGAATCTGGAATTGTACAAATTGTACTAGCAGCAATTGATGCTGTTGCAAATTTGATTACCATATTTCTAGCATTAGAAATAGCTTTGTCAGTCATCACTAAAGCAAGAGTACCTCCACTTGAAAGTGTTACTTGTTCAAATCCTGCGATTGCTTGTTGAATTAAGTTTAAGTTGTTATTTGTGTTATCTCCCCATGTACCAGCGTTTTCGCCAGTAACCATAAGTTCAAGTTTTAAATCTGTTGAATATGCCGATGTCATAATTTTTATCTCCTAAATAATCTTAATTTTATCTTAACTAAGCAGCTAGGTCAACCTCTGTCCAAACATTAGCAACTCCAGGATTTACCTCAGCCCATGCTGTAATATTAGGTGATCCGACAGAAGAAGTCAATGACTGGCCTGTAAGAGTGACTAGTCCATTCCCTGTAATACCCTCTTCACCAAGAGATGATGTTATTGATAAACCTGAAACACCTATTATTTGTCCTGGAATTTCAGCGTGTTGACCAAGAGTCATTGCTAACTGTTGTCCAGTAACTGATTCATTAGTTGATTGAATTAGGTTTATAGAACCTAATGTCATTGTAGCTTGAATGCCCGTAACATCTACAGGAGTTTTAAGACCTCCAACAGTATTACCTTGTGATATTGTAGATTGAATACCTGTTACATCTACACTAGCATCTCCAGTCACTGTTGATACAGTCGTCAGCGCATCGAGTTGATCTTCAGAAGCAAGTACAAATATATCCTGATCAATTTGAATTGAGAAAGAAGGACTTGCAAAGGTTGTAGTTAATTGTCCCACACTTGTAACTGAAACATTTACATCAGTAAATGCTCCTGTTGATGGGAAGTTTATCGTTGAAGTTAATTGTTGTCCAACAGCTATGGCAGAGTAAGCTCCACCCCAAGCTAAGTTGCCCCAAGTTCTTCTACCCCAACCAATACCAGTCAATGTAGATTCATCTACAGTAGTTGCACCGACTGTTGAAGATAGTTGTAAACCTGTTACATCTATTTCTTGTCCAATAGGTGTTGCAACACTTCCTATCGCCATAGATTCTAGACTACCGACTACTATAACTGTAACAGAGGCGCCTCCTATAGTTGTACCTATTGATGATGTTAAAGATGTGCCTGTTACATCGACAGTTGCGTTAGCGGATACTGATTGTAGTGTACCAATTGAAAAAGTACTTTGTATTCCTGTTACTGTTGGTTGAGATCCTGAAAGATCTCCCCATTCGTTTTCTCCCCAGGTATCTCCACCCCAACCAACTTGAATTTCTGTGTCAGTTACGATTGTACCTAATGAAAAAGATGCTAGAAGATTGGCGCTACTTAAGGATATAGCGTTATCACCGAGAGTACCCCAGTTTTGAAAACCCCATACGTTTGAACCCCAAGTAGCTGCCATATCATTTTATATCCTTATGCAATTCTTAAGATTGCAGCAGAAGTAGTAAATGCAGGAAATTGAATTGTAAATGTTCCTGATGTTGCAGTTTTATCACTTCCAAAATCTAGTACAGCAACTGCATCAGTAGTGTTTGAACCACCGTTTGTAGTTGTGTTGTAAATCAAAGCACCTCTTGCAGTAAGAGTTACGTTTTGAAAACTTAAATCAGCAAAGTCAGTAATAGCTACTGAAGATGAAACTTTAACACCTTGGTTTACCAAAGCTTTTCCACCAGCTGTGTAGTTAGATGAAGTTACTTCAGTGTTAGAGCCACCACCTGGGTTTGTTGAATAGTTTTCTGTTGATTTTCCTAAAGTCGCTGAACTTGTGTACATCGCTAATTTATATGTATCAGTTGATGCATCAAAATCGTGACTTCCTTGTAGTAATTCTTTTTTAAAAGAATCACAGATTGCGTTTGTTGTTATTGCCATAATTATTCTCCTTATTAATTTGTGTTTGGAGAAGGTGAAGGTATTTTTATTCTTGGAACACCATCATCATACTCCGCTCGTCTTCTTCTACCCATTTGTTGTAGGGCAAAATTCTGTACTTCTTCATTATACTTCTTTTCATAAAGATTGTACATATCCATAGGACCTTTTAAAAATCTAAAAGATTCTGCCAACACTCCATGCAAAAGCATTGATTCTTGATGTTGAGATAGATAAGTATTATTTGTGCTAGTAAAATTTGGTGCATCTTTAATGTAATTTATTTGCACTGTTAGTGCAGCAGATGGTGTTGGAGCCACAAGAATAATATTACCAGTTTGTACATTGTCTTCCCAGTTAGCATAATATTTTGGTGTACCAGTTGTAGAATCATTTGGAGCAAATTCAGAAATAAAACTTGTATCTCTTTTTTCTAAGAAACTTCTAATGTTTGACCCATCTATAACCTGTACAGATCTTATAACTAAAGCATCGGAAGGTACTGAAACGTATCTGTTATTAACAGTAAAATTTGACGTAGCGTATTTTCTTAAATCATCATAATCTACTTTACCAGCAATATCTAATTCAACATTTCTAATAAAATCTTGAATAATTCCATCAGTCAAAACATTGCTGCTTACTTCAGTATAATTTCTTACTTGTGTTAAAAAATTTGAATGTGTTATAGCCATTATGTAATACTCACTGTTATATTTCCTAAAGTTAATTTTGCTTGTCTTCTTCTATTTTGTAAAGATGGATCTTGTGGAATCATACTATGTAAAATTGAAGTTACCCCATCTCTAGTTACCTCTACGTATTGTGTTTGAAAAGCAAATTGACCTGGTAATGATAAATTAGCTATTCCAACCATCGAACCACCTGAACTTACTATTGTATCGTCTTGGGGTGCTTGAGGGTTTATAGTAGATATGTCAACTGGTTGTTGAAATTTCATATTTCTAGAATTTTGTAAAGCTATTGCATCCGCAGTGCTATGTCTTCTACGTATTTGTGGATGTTTAGGTTCAAACTCTGAATAATGAACTAATGAACCATTCCATTCTTTAACCATTTCAGTATAGGGAAAAGCCATTCCTGATCTATCTGATATCGCTTGTGATCTTTTACCTGTTGCCCATTTAGCCATAATTATATTCCATTAGGGTAGAAAGATTGAGGTGTAATATATGTTGAAGCTCTTTGACCATCTTCATCCAAAGCTCTTTTAAGTTGATCTTCATAAATTAATTTATTTTGTTGTACTAGTGTTGGTGCATTTTTCATTGCTAAATAGTAAGCAAGTCCTGCTACCATACAAGGTAAAAATCTAAAAACCACATCTGCATCATTTGAATACGCTCCTGCATCTTCTATTCTTTTAATCACATAATATTTTAAAACAGTATAAGTAATTAAATTAGGAGCTTGATATAAATATATTTTGGGAGTGTCTTGTCTATCTACATAATATTGTGATGGCTGACCTAAAGCTAATTTATTAGGAAGCGCAGAATAAGCAGATCTATCTATTTTTGTTAAAGCAACATCTTGTGTGTTTACAGTATTAGCTCCTGCAGCAGTAGTTGAAACAAAAGCTTCTAATACATCACTTACACCTGCACTGACACTATATTCTGCTTGTCCAGAAACTAAAGCGTTTTCATGAAGGGCTACTTTCCAAAGATGAATTCCTCTATTTGCCCATTCTGCAAATAATAAATTAAGGCTAGTTCTAGCTGATCTTAGGCTGTGACCACTTGTTGTGGACATGCCACATCTTTCGTAAGCTTCTTGTATGATTTCTTCTATAGATAAATCAAATGTCGTAGTCCCTGAAGTTGCCATTAATATCCTTTTTACGGTTGTACAATTTCTTGGATTGTATCACTTTTTGACTAAACTTTGAAGACCTTAGGTTTTTTGCGATTAAGTTTGTTTTTAACTTGTAGTTTTTTCTTTTTTTCACCTCTT